ATGCAGTAACACGATCTGGAAGCACCTTTAGGATGTTTATAGATGGAGTCCTTGAAGATACACAAACATCTTCTGGTTCTTTAAATATTGCATTAGGTGGATTTAGATCTGGTTGGTCTTTTGACGGGGCTGGTGGATATTTTAATGGATATGTACAAGATATGAGGATCACAAGAGGCGTTGCAAGATACACTGCAACATTTACACCACCAACCGCAGAATTTAATGGATAAATAGTAACATGGCAGATAGATTCGGATCATCAAAGGAAAAATCCTACCGCTCCAGAAACCGAGCCATTGCTGCGCTTGTTCAGAGTACGACAAACATTGTTACTACAGACATTGACGGATTGGATTCTGCTGCCACAATTGCACTGATCAATAGCACTTCAACAGGATTAGACTCTGCACAGGTTTTATCAATTGCTGGTGATGCAGGACTTGATTCTGCTGCTGTATTAAGTGTTGCCTTGAGTGGTTATGGTGAAAGAAAAACATTTATTCAGAGTTCTGCTCCAACATCTGATTTTCAAGTAGGAGATTTCTGGTGGGATAGAGATGGTAATACTCTTTATAAAGGTTCAGCAAGTAGTTCATATTCATCATATCCGCTTCCTGCTGGTACCATGTCACAATATCCTGGCCTTGCATTAGATGCACGTGGCAACCACTTAACGAAATCTCCTGGATACACCTCTGCTAATTTTACTCTTTCTGGTGCTGGTACACAATCATATCCAAATACAGGCGTATTTGCAACTCACGGTGGTACATATCCTTGGGAACCGTTTGATGCTTCAAATACTGGTGTAAAATATACATTAACAACTCCTACAACATTTTATGCCTTTAGTACACCCAATACAGATGCTGGATGGATATACAAAATTGAATATGAAGACGGAAGTTATGCAATAAGCAATAACGCAAGTCCCATTGTCGAACCTACATCACTATCATGGTTTGATGCTGGCGGTAACTCATTAAGTAAAACTGTAAGTTTTGGAAATGGTTTAAGAATATTAACTCATCCTTCAGGAGTAAAATGTTCTGCCTTTGTTGTAGCTCGTGGTTCATATGGAACACGTAATTATGATTTCTGGATTTTCTTCAGTGGCGCTGATTATTGGGCAGAAGTTGGCGACATGTACATTGACTCTGATACAGTCAGAAGTTATGTTACAGCCGATCATATCAATTCACTAGGAATCAGTGCTGGCCTTGATTCTGCTGCAGTCACATCTCTGATTGATAGTTCATATATCAATGCAAGGATTGGTGATGGTACAGTCGAAGCTATTGTTGACAGTGCCTACATTCAACTGAGAGATAGATTCCAAGATTCTGCCGGTGTTACTGCTATTATTGACAGCGCATATATTCAAGCACGGCAATCAAATGTCGGTGGTGGTGGGGTCGACTCTGCTGCTACCATTTCATTGATCAATTCTGTTATTGATAGTGCATCCAGACAATTTACATATACCTATACTGCCTCTGCAGGTCAAACATTATTCTCTGGTTCTGATGATAATGGTGCATCACTTGCATATTCAACAGGAAATATTCTTACATTCCTGAATGGTATTCTACTTGTAGATTCGGCAGATTATACTGCAACAACAGGTAATTCAATTGTAATCAATTCTGCAGCAAGTCTGAATGATATATTGAATGTGACTAAGTTTACTTCTGCAACAAGTGGAAGTGCATTGTCTCATACACAATATAAATATACTATAAATACACCGGCAACTACATTTACCGGTGCTGATGATAATAGTAATACACTTTCATATGATGCTGGTGAGTTACAAGTTCATCTGAATGGTATTCTACTTGTAGATTCGGATGACTATACTGCATCAAATGGAACATCTGTAGTTCTTACACAAGCTACAGATTCAAATGATGTAGTTCTGATTAGTGTATATACCGGTGGAGCAGGTGGTGGATCATCAAGCTCGAGTGGTGGTACAGATTCAGCAACTGTTATATCATTAAGTGGTGAATTGAAAGGTGGTATGTTTAGGATTAATCCTCAAATATTATCACAAAATGTAACAATTGATAGTGCAGAGAATGCTCACTGTGCAGGTCCTATATCATTTGACAGTGGCGTGGTTCTAACAATTAACGGTAATCTGGTGATAAGTTAATGGTAAGTAGAAATAGAGATATCGCGACGATACTTGGTAGATCCGAGGCAGCAAATGCTTCTAATACCGCATTGGGTACTGGTGCTGGTTTAGATTCTGCTGCTGTTATAGCACTTAGCGACACAAATAGCACGTTTAGAGATAGTTCATCAAATCCTATTTTAAACATTGAAGCAGGTACAAGATTATATCACTCGGGATGGACAGATTCAGCAGGCAATCCTCCTTATGTCAATGCAGCACAGATTAGAAAGGGTGGTTTAGTACAAGTAGCAAGTAATTTAACTCACTTTGGAAGTAGTGCGGCAGCTCAGACCATGAGAGAACGTCAACAATATATGTATCAAAACGTATTTTGTGTATCGCCTACTGCAAACACTGGTATAGACATTCTCAGATACACAATGCTCGATGCTGGTGATGATGCTGTGCCAAGTGCCAATGAAATTTATAACCGAGTAAATTGGATATGTTGGGCTGGTGGTCATACGAATGCCACTGGAAGCGGAGCAAATCATACAATAGGCACTATTGATTATAACGGTGCATCACCAACAAATGGCACCTCTCATCAACATGCTGATGGAAATGCACCTAGTTTTGTATGGAATCATAGTAATTATGTTTCAACATTAAATATACAAGGATCTGGTAATAGTGGAAATGTTGGTTACTTTAGTGTGTTTGTACAAATATTGTTTACACACGGTGCAGGTTCACGAGGATCGGCAATATATTATAAGTTAGAGGAGTTAGTCTAATGTCTGATGATTATAGTTTTGGCAATGACTCTGCAGAACAGAATCAAGTTATAGTTGCAAAAAGACAAGCTGCTTATGTGGAACAATTAGGTAGTTGGCAAGATCAGCTTCATATGATATATGATGATGAAGCAAATTGGCGTGCAAAAGTAGCAGAAATAAAAACACAGTATCCTAAGGTATAATTAAGATATGGCAAGCGAACTCAGAGTAACAGCACTATCAAATGTAACCGGTGATGGACCAGCAACACTGACTAGTCAGAATGCAGCCAAGGCTACGGCGCAATATTTAGGTCAAACGAATGTATTACAATCAGGATCATTAAATCACTCATCAATTACAGATGATGGAGAGGGATTATATGACCACAACTTTAGTAATAATTTTGCAAATACTGTTTATATAGTAATAGGGGAAAGTCAGCGATTGGTCACCACATCAACAATGCATAATTATGGTGTGCAAGATGGTCCAACATCAGCAGTTCTTAGAACAACAAGTTTTTGTCCGATGGATTCTCATTATCTAAATTCTTCTATTGATAGAACAAACTTTGATTTTGATATAAATGATTTTACAGCGTTTGGAGACCTCGCATGAGTACTATAACAAATTCTGGCGGCCATCTTAAATTTGATAATAAACCATTTTCATTAGTAAGAGCTGGACCAGGATTAAATGCGTATACTAGTACAAGTTATACTAGAGGTGATAAAGTCCCGTATAATACTGTAACAGCTTCTAACGGTATTGTATGGAATACAACAGATTATACGTTTACAGTTCCAGTTTCAGGATTATACCTTTTTTCAGGTTGTGTTAGAATTGGCAGAGATGATGATTGGATGTATTGGTGGGTTTTCAAAGAAGGCACTGGCGCTATATACACTGAAAAATTAGTTCTTAGTCACGGCACAAGTGGTTCAAGTTTTACAACTGGTAACGGTTCAACAATGGCCGAACTTGAAACTACTGAAAGTTATAGTATTAGGGCATTTTGGAAGACGAATACAACAACCACATTCTATCTAGGGCAAACTTGGATGGATATCGTTTTCGTAGGATAAGGTTATGACCGGAAAAATTACAGTAGGAACTATACAAGATACCGACGGAAATACGGTCGCCTCTACCTTTGTGACGAATGGTAGTGCAAAGCATTGGATTCACCTAGTCGGAACTGGAACGATTACAACTCTAGATAGCTTCAATAGTTCTAGCATCAGCGATTTAGGAACGGGACGATATCAAACTAATTTTTCTAATAACATGAATAATGTTAACTATGCTGTAGCTGCCGCTGACCAATATCAAACATCAGGATTTTATAGCTCAACAACTTCAAGTCATAATATTTATATTAATACTGCAGGTCCCGGACCGGTTGATTCGATTGTTGCAACAATGTTACAAGGAGATCTCGCATGAGTAGAAATAGAGATAATGCAGATCTAAGATCTACTCTTGATATAGCGCCAGAAGTATTTACTATTAACGTAGATGCTCCGGATGCTGGTGGCCACCCAGATTGGAAATGGACTTGGGATGCTGGTACTGTAGCATATCAGCGTGTAGGTATTACTAACCTCACACAGGATAATGTGCCACTCTATAAAAAGGGTTCATATACTGTTAATAACTTTGCTGCTCATGATCTTCATGGCGCAATGACACAAACGCACAAGATCCATTTGAAATGGATTGATGGCGCTGGTACACAGAACAATGTATCCTGGCAGACATCAACGCTTAATGTAACTGGCCAATCACATCCAGATATTAATGGTGGAGCAGATACAGAAATTCAAAGGTTAACAATTAGTGTACCAGAAAATCCTGTAATTCCAACATTAACTTCTCCGACTGTTACATACGGTGTAACTAATAATGGTGCTGGAGCATACACATTTTCTCAAGCTAATCATGGAGATAATCCTACTCTTGGCCCAGTTCGCAGAGGTGGTACATATACGTTTCAAGTAAATGCTTCTGGTCATCCATTCTATTTGACAACAGATAGCGCTGGTCTTCATTCTTCTGGTAACTATATTGGTGAGTACACAACTGGTGTTACTGGTTCACGAACACAATCTGGAGATTTAGTATGGACAGTTGATAGTTCTGCACCTGACACATTATATTATGCATGCGGAAATCATGCTTCTATGTTCGGCACTATCAATGTGAAAGATCTCGAAGTCGATAGTAACGGCTCTGGTTTGTCAGTTCTTTATTTTCAACATGATCAAGAACACCATAAAACTGCAGTAGAACTAAGAGAAGTGCCTGGTATTCCAGGTAATGTATGTTTAGTTTATAATGCCTCAACCGGTATTTTTGAACCACAAGATCTTGGCACATATATGGATAACACTACTCAGTTTAGAGAAAAGATTGTAAACCTAATTGATAACGATGGTTCAGGTTATATTGATTCTGCAGAATTAGCTACGTCAATAAAAGATGATATTATCTTTAATATCACGCTATATCAGCAAGATGATTTGAGTGTTACAACTGGTACGGCAAGATGGTATGCACCATTTGATCTCACAGTTACATCTGTGACACCTATCTTAGGAACTGCCGCAGATGATACTGTGACCACACTTGTAAAGAAAAATGGTTCAACCGTTTCAACAATTACATTTGCAGCATCAGCAACAACAGGAAGTGTTTCGACAAATACATTTAGTATGAGTGAAGGTGATTATCTTACACTTGATGTTACTGCAATCGGAACCACTGCTAAGGGTAAGGATATGACCACTCAGTTTAAGTACAAACGAGTATAAATAGAGTAAAAGGAATTATAAATGACAACCGCATTTAGTATTACTAAAACAATTGAAGATTCAGACTTCACTGTTAATTACAGCGCCACATTAAACGATGGTACTGCTACGATTACCATTACCGATAGTGGTGGAGATATTGTACTACTACAACCTTGGAAATGTAATGGCGATGGTACTCGTGCGGATTGGTCAAATGAAGCCGAAGTGGTAACATGGTTTAAGGAGCAAGACTAATGAGTAAAATTAAATCATCTGCACATAGAGTATGTTCGGTATTTGAAAGTCCTAATCCTAGCCATTCAGTGATGTATATTGAGGGTGAAGGTCACGATAAGACCACACTTGCTCCTCTCTTTAATGCTACTATGAAATTTGGTAAAGGTCATCAAGGCGACGAGAATACTAATACTGCTTATTCCGGCACTAGTTATGCAAATTATGGCGGAACACAGGAAAAAGAAATGTCCATTAGTAAATATGGATATGCTTTAGCTTTAAGTAAAGAAACAGCTGTCCATCAAATGGTAGCTGGTGCCGGTAATAATATTTGTTCATCATGGTTGCCACAACATGTTCAAATTATGGATCCAAATGGTCCAAAGGGAACCGTGAAGAGATTTACAAAATCTGATGGCACCGATAGAATTTTTTGGTTAAAATCAAATTATCCATATAGTAGATACTATGTAACCGGTTGGTTTAATACTCAAAATAATGTTGAACTTCATCAGGATGCTCCAGATGTTTCAGTACAGGGTTATGGAGGAACAACCGGTAACTCTGATATTGATATGCCAATGATTCCAGTATGGAACAATGATGATTATGTAGTTTGGATTACAGCTCAAGGTAAAGTTTATCAGTCATATGGCGATAGACCAATGCACGGCTGGGGTAGATCTACATTTAATGGTCATGAATCAGTTGATTATAATCAGACGCAAAGAGATCACTACACTGTACAATTCATTGGTGAAGGTACCGATGGAAATCCAGTATTTTTGCAAGTTGCCAAGGATAATGACTATACACAATACATTATGAGATATAATGTTTCCAGCAATAATGCTACACAGCTCCATCTCTTTAATGCTGCACCATCAGCCGCTGGCACAAGTTATGGTGGAGCAAGAGGTGCTGTAACGATTGGTTCAGGATTAAATTGTTGGGCATCGAATACATTTGCTGATTTTACATCTGGTGCTGATGCTGCTGATAAGGGTTTTTATCAACCATATTTTGATACAAACTATGATTATCATCCATTCTATTGGCAATGGGATTATTCAGCAAATACATTCGCTCGTAATGAAGATATTACAATTAGTGGTAACAAGAGTTCTACACATATGGCATTCCCATATGCCGATGTAGGTAATAATGCAGGTCTTATCAATAACTGTTGGAACGAAACCCATGTATCAGGTGGGACAAGATATCTTACTGTTATGTTCTTATCTGGTGATAGAACAAGACAGGATGGCAGTGCTGATAGTCATAGAACATTTGTAACATATTCTTGTGGTGCATCTGATCCAAAAACTCTTACACATCATAGCACAACCACAATTCCGCAAACAATTTGTCAGGCAATTTTCCTAAACGATGCCAAAACAATATTAGGCATTACAACTGCACAGGCACTTTATGTGCACACTTGGGATAATACAAATGGTTGGGAATTAACGAATACATTGCAAGGTACATTCCCAGCTGTAGGTAGAGATTCCACAGATAGAATCTGGGCGCTGGAACAAGGTACGAGTGGTTATTATGCAGATATACACGTATTGAGTTTAGATGTACCAACAAAGGTAACAGTAACTCCTGCATCAAGTTCATATAATTATACTGGTTCTACAATCAATACATCTGTTGGTGTAAGTGCATATAATGTTTCAAATGAAAGAATTGCTACCACAGTCAAATTGACAATCGATGGAACAAGTATGCAGTTCGATTCTGATGGTAATGGTAATACCGGTACTGATTCGGCTACTATTACTACACTAACAAATGCTGATATCACAAAGAACGTAAATATTGTAAGCGCTGGTTTATCTGATATTATTGCAAATATCACATTGTAAGGGGTAGTCATGTCCACCATTTCTATACGAGCTGATAATGGTGTTGAAAGACCTTCTATCTCTTATTATAAAACCAATCCTCTAACAATATCTGGTAGAAATCAGGTCATATCTCCTGCATCGTCAATTCTTACCACACAATATGGTAATATGTCAAATAACGTGTTGAACAATGGTGTCAACACGCAGAATGTCAGCACATTTGTAGATGCAAATAGTCCTATTCATCACCTTGATATCGAAGGTATGTCTGGATCTGCCACTTCTTGTACAGACAGAATTCTAAATAGTGGAGCAGCAACATGGAGTTCAACTGTCGGTTCTGCTCTTGCAAAGGGAACATATTTTGGTAAAGACTGTATCAATATTGATGCATGTAACCGAATAGATGTTTCTAATTCAATGGGCAATCTTCCTCAATACTATACTATGTTTGCAGTTTGGTATCCAAGAGTAACGGATAGCGGATGGAGAACATGGTGGCGTGGTTCTAATGATCATATACCTATGGTTAATAATAATTCAAAGGCTTTAGGCATTTATTCTAACAGAAGTGGTAATGCCTTTTACAGCACTGGTTATAATATCTCTATTGATTGGCAAACTGTGATCGTAACTGGTGCTGGTGCAAGTTCAACAGATGCAAATGGAACATCCACGTTTTATATCAACGGGACAAGTGTTGGAACTGTAGGAAGAACAAAATGTGGTACAACTGGTGATGCATTTGGTTGGGATGGTCAAGCACCGGGATATTTTATGGAACTTGGAATACTAGGAAAACTCTTAAATTCCACAGAAATTGCAGATCTTCATAGTAGACTTAATTCGCGAATGGGAGGTACTGTATCAGGTGCATCTTGGAATGATAATATTTCAGAATCATACACATATAATAACACTGCACACTCACAGGATATTAGAACATATAATAGAGACAGAACAACTATAGTTTCTAATAAACCTGTAAGATCAACTAGTATATTAGCAAACTCTATCCGCGCCAGTATCAATGTTACTGGTCAAGTAAATACTAAACTTTCAGATGGAAGTGTAGTCTCCGGCGGCGGAGGCGGTGGAGGTGGAGCAGGTTCCGATTCCGCAGTAGCATCAACAATTAAACAAATTTGGTACTAAGATATGTCACTCAATAGAACACTCGCAGGACTCATAGATGCCTCAGGAGAATTAACTTCAGGAGGTGGGTTAGATGTATATGCCACAAAAGAAGATCTACCATCATCCGGTATGTCATCAGGCGATCAAGCTTATGTGACAGGAAATAGTAGGTTCTATATCTCAAATGGTTCTGGTTGGTATAACGTTGCTTTGATTAACGCGACTCCTAGTCTTACAATTAGTCCTACTGGTGCTATTGAACTTTCAAAAGAAGGTGCCTCAACAGTAATTACACTTACAGCTACTGACTCTGATAACGCTGTTGACGGCATAACTTTCTCGGTAGAATCAGATGGAAGTTTTGCTGGACTTGGTACAATTAGTCAAGATAGTTCTGTATTTACAATCACGCCATTGAGCGAAGATAGTGCAACTACTACAGAATCTACATTGACATTTAAAGCATCAGATGGTATTAGTTTTGGATCTGGTGATACAGCATTATCATTAATTTTCAAAGTAGCAAACTCAAACTATACTACATTACTTTTGAAAAATGAAGAAACATCCGATAATCAAGTTGATGCTTCGACTAATAATCATACAATCACAGAAGTTGGAAATGTAACCTCAACTGCATTATCTCCGTATCATCCTGGTGGTTATTCTGCGTTTTGGAGTGGTACTGAAACAAATTCTGTATCAGCTTATATGTATCCAACTAATTCAGATAACAATATATTGACCTTTGGTACAGGTGACTTTACTGTTGAATTTTGGTTGTATTTTAAAAATTCTGGATCTATTGCTTCATTGCTTGACGGAAGACCTGTTGGCACAACTGGTGCTTACTTTGGAATGCATAAGCTAGCAAACAACACTTTAACATTAGATGTTAACGCATCTGTTATTATTACTACTAGTGCTCAAGAACCCAATACTTGGTATCATATAGCTGTAGTAAGAAACAGTGGTACAATTACTTATTACATAGACGGAACATCAGCAGGCAGTGCTGTTGACAGTAGTAATTTAAACTCAACTCCCACTAACAGACCTATTTTAGGAGCCAATGGTTATAGTACAGGATGGTACTCATTAAACGGGTATATGAGAGATCTTAGAATTGTAAAAGGTACAGCTGTTTATACATCTAACTTTACTAGACCAACTAGTGATCTACCAACAATATCAGGTACAACACTACACACGTTCAATAAACCTTACATTGAAGATTTTTCTTCTAATCAATACCCTATTCAGAATAGTGGTACTTGTGGTACCGAGAGAGTTTCTCCTTTGGATTATATACCGTATACAAAGGCAGATCACGGTGGTTCTGTGTACTTTGATGGTAGTGGAGATTATTTACAACTGCCATCAAATTCCGGTTTCAGTTTTGGTACTGGTGATTTTACAGTTGAATTTTGGGTAAATTATCCTGCTATTTCAAACACAAATGGTAAAATAGTTATTGATTCCAGACCAACTAGTACCAATGGATCATATTGGACGACTGGCCCAATCAATACTGGTGTGATGAAATTTACAACAATGTCTACTGGAGGTAATTCTGTACAAGATACAGTAGCAAGACCTAACCAGTGGGTACATTATGCTACAACTCGATCAGGCACGACTTTAAGATTATTTGCAAATGGTAAACTTGTAGCAACAACTACGGATTCTTCTAATATATCTTCTAGTTCTCCGACAGTTGGTAAAAATGCTTTTAGTAGCTTCGCAACAGATACTTGGTGGTCAGGATATATTTCTGATATTCGTATTGTCAAAGGCACTGCAGTTTATACATCTGACTTCACTCCACCAACTGCACCACTAACAGCAATTACAAATACACAATTACTTACGTGTACAAATAAGAATGATATTTGGGATGTAGGAACTGGTAATCTATTAACTAAAGCAGGTGACGTAACTGGTGGTGCTAATTCAGGAGACTTAAAATTCGGTCAGACTGCAGTGTACTTTGACGGTAGTGGTGATTATTTAGAAATTGGCAATATAACAGATTTGCAATTTGGAACTGGTGATTTTACTGTAGAAGGTTGGGTTTATAAATCGGGTCAAGGCACAAATGGTTATGACGCTATGGTTGGAATCGGACAAACTAGTGGTGCTACAACAGGTTGGTATTTAGAAGTATCAACCGATAGAGGGATATTCTTCGTCATCAATAATAATAATATCAGTTACGGAACTTGGACCAATGACAGTGCTTGGCACCATATTGCAGTAACTAGATCTTCAGGCACCGTTAATATATGGCTAGATGGTTCATCTGTAGCATCAGGTTCACTTACTACATCTGTACCAACTAATGGTACCACTGCTAAAATAGGAAGTTATTATAATGGTACAACTAATTATACTTTTAATGGATATATGCAAGATGTAAGAATCACAAAAGGTCTGGCAAGATATACTACATCATTTACTCCTCCAACAACAGAATTTGATGGCTAGTTCAATTCAAAAACCATATAAATAGTCAAAAGAATTTTACATGTCGGAGACTATTTTATGGCACCACCTTCAACAAGACAAGAGTTAATTGATTACTGTCTTAGACGCTTAGGTGATCCAGTATTGGAAATCAATGTTGATGAGGACCAAATTGAGGATCGCGTAGATGAAGCCTTACAGTATTATCAAGAATATCATTCTGATGCATCAGTGCGGACATATATAAAACACCTTGTTACTCCAACAGATGTAACAAATGAATATATTCCTATCTCTTCTGATATTCTTTATATTACAAAATTGTTTCCAATGTCATCATCATTTGGTACGTCATTTAATTTCTTTGATATTAAATATCAAATGATGCTAAATGACATTGCAGATTTTTCTACATTTGCTGGTGGTTTAGCATATTATGAACAAATGCAACAATATCTTTCATTATTAGATATGAAATTAAGTGGTACCCCGCAAACTCAATTTTCACGACATCAAGATAGACTTTATGTATTTGGTGATTTTAAAGATGAAGATATTAAAGCAGGTGAATACCTTGTTGCAGAAGTATATACTGTTTTAGATCCGGATACACATACATCGATCTATAATGATATATGGTTAAAAGAATATACTACAGCTCTTATTAAACAACAATGGGGAATGAACCTTATTAAGTTTGAAGGTGTTCAGTTGCCTGGTGGTGTTGTATTAAACGGTAGACAATTTTATGATGATGCATCAGCGGAAATAGAAAATTTAAGACAAAGAATTAGAGACGAGTTTGAATTCCCGGCTGACTTTTTTGTAGGTTGATATGGCACGTAATTTTTATTTTTCGGAAAAAGTCAGATCAGAAATAAATCTGTATGAAGATCTAATCATAGAAGCTTTACAGATTTATGGTCAAGATATTTATTATTTACCTAGAACAATTGTAAATGAAGATAAAATTCTAGGTGAAGATCCATCTTCTAGATTTAGTAGTTCCTATAAAATAGAAATGTATATAGATAATGTAGAAGGTTTTGATGGTGAGGGTGATTTATTTACACGATTTGGTGTAGAAATTAGAGATGAATGTACATTTGTAGTATCAAAGCGCAGATGGTCTGCACAGGTTTCAAGAGCAGATAATGATATACAAGGTGACAGACCAACTGAAGGTGATTTGATTTATTTACCTTTAACAAAATCATATTTTGAAATTAGGCATGTTGAACACGAACAGCCGTTTTATCAAATGGAAAATGTACCAGTATATAAATTGCGTGCTACTCTGTTTGAATATAGTGGTGAAGATATGGATACCGGTACTGCAGAAATTGATTCAATTGAACAGTCGTATGCATATCAATATAAACTTTCACTTCTTGCACCTAAACATGCAACAGTTACAGCGAGCATTATATAATGGGAAGAATATCAAGCCTTTCAATTTTGGATTCGGGTAATTATTATACTTTTAATCCCACAGTACTGATTAGTTTACCTACTGCTGAATCTGGTGGAGCAGCTGCAACACTTTCTGTTGATTCTAATGGTTTAATAACATCAATTAATTTAACTGATAGTGGTGACTATTATATTGCACCTGTTAATGCAACTATTACATATGATAGTTCTGATAGCGCAGGTGGTATTAAAACAACAGCAACGGTTATAACGCCATGTTCTGTAGATTCACACGGTCAGATTATATCGGTTACCATTCCAACAATTACATCATACGGTAATGAAACAATTACATTTGATTCGGCAACCGGTACTGTGTATAATTTTAGAGCTACTGCTACTGCTACTATTGACTCTGCAGTTGGATCCGTAAACTCTGCTACCCTAGTATATGGTGGTGGTGGATATGATTCAGCACCAACAGTTTCTTTTAGTAGCGGCCGAAATATAAATTTTGATAGTTCATATACTATAGGAGATGATATTACACAAACGTTATCTTCTGGTGTAGAAATACGAGGAGAAGTTCAGCGGTATCAATTAGATTCTGCAAGAGATTCTAGCAGATATTTATTTTTGGCACACGTTGGTGCTGATGATGGTGAATTTAGAACATTCGTAGAAGATATATCAATTAACAAAACTTATCCTGCTAATAGCTATGGATTGCGAGTAACTGCAGTAAATGAAGTAAATACAATTTCTGAAACAGAACAGAATGAAGAATTTACAACAACTTATGTAGATGATTTCCTAGATTTTAGTGAAGATAATCCATTTGGTGATCCGGAGAATCAATAATGTTTGGTAATTATTTTTATCACGAACGGATTAGAAAATCAGTAGCCATATTTGGTCGTTTGTTTAATACCATATATGTTATTCGTAAAGACGCATCTGGTGGTGTATTAAATCAATTAAAAGTTCCTTTGGCATATGCACCTCGAATGAAATATTTGGAAAGAATTAGAGAAAATCCAAGTCTAGAAGATAACACACAAGTGGCAATAAAACTTCCTAGGATGTCATTTGAAATTACTGATATTAACTATGATCTTACCAGACAGTTAACCAAAGTGAGTAATTTTAATACCAAAGGCGTATCTGTAGAAAAAAGACAAAAATTTTATTCACCGGTACCCTATAATATTGGATTTCAATTAAACATATATGCAAAAACTCAAGACGATGCTTTGCAAATGGTTGAACAAATTTTACCCACCTTTAATCCACAATATACTGTATCAATATATCCTTTTAAGGACATATATCCAAATTTTGTAGAAGATGTTCCTATTGCAATTACTGGAGTCACGTTTAGTGATGACTTTGAAGGACCATTAGAAACAAGAAGAACTATAATATATACTTTGAATTTTGAAATGAAAGTTCAGTTTTATGGTGATATTGAAAATAAAAATATCATTCGTAGATCTGATGCTCATTTATATAATATGAATGCTGGATTAAATGATTCAGATATTTATTTAGAAAGAGTTACTGTTACACCTAATCCTATTGGAGTAATTGGTTTACCTGATAGTGACTTTGGTTTCACTGAAGAAGTAGTTTTAGCAAGTGATAGCTCATCATAGGAGAATTAAATGACAATTACACTTAGAACAACAAAGGGAAGTGAGCTTACCTATGCAGAGCTAGATGGTAATTTCACTGATTTAAATACAAGAGTTTTGGCCGTTGAGGCTGATTCAGCAGATAATAGACTTATTTCATTAGAAGGTGGAAATTTCCAGTCCAGAATTACTGCACTTGAATTGGATTCTGCAGATGGTAGACTATTAGTGTTGGAAGGTCAAACATTAGATACCAGAATTACAACACTGGAAGGTCAAACACTAGATACTAGGATTTCTACTATAGAAGCCCAACAATTGAACGACAGTGCAAATGTTATTAATACAATTGCGGGACTTTCTGTTGGCGCGATTGGAACATATGGATTATTTTATGATAATAGC